TCCCCCGAGGGGGGCGTTGCGTTGCACCATACCAAAAGATATCTGATGGTATGGACACTCTACGGGAGGTCACGGTATGCGACACCCCGCAGGAAGGCTTCGTACAGCTCATTGCCGTTTCGAAACCTTGCATAGAAGTCACTTTCGAATAATCGTGACCCTATGTGTCTCGCTGTTGCATTAACTAAATGCAACACGATTTTCGTCAGAGGGTCGCCCATAAGGACGCCCGTCTGAAGTTCCACACTATGAACTCCCTCACCCATGTGAGGGGCCGGTGTGCCTATCGTCTCTAACACGCCACTGGCGTGATAGTAGACGGTCCGTGGGTAGAAACACGTTCGTGTAACTATCCCACGTAGGACATCTGGAATACCGCATTTGCGCATCCACATGTCTCCTAGATCACGTGCAACAATTAGTTGCATGTTATCAGTTGCCTCTTCGAAGTCAGTTGAACTTACGAAGACGTCTCTGAAGGTATCCGTCCGTTCGACGTAGCCTTCATAAGCGTTTTCTTCCCGGTATTCCAGGCCGAAAACGAGATCGTCCATCTCCTCACTAGTGAGGCGCTGGAAGAAATTCCATCCATGGTTGCTAGCACCCATGCCGGAAGTACTGCTTCTGATACCCTTCTTGAGAGGCTCAGCGCAGATCTTGTTTACTAAATCTAAAACGATTTTTAAACAAGCACGAGCTTTGGTAACGCTTCTTGCTTTACCTGGCTCTTTAACGACTGTGAGGAAAGCCACATTTAGCTCCTCCAGCGGCGTACGGAGAACTCGGTCCAAGCAGACCCAGAAAATAAATTCTCCGGTAGATTCGCAGCTCTCAAGTGAGAGATACGTCTCGATTTCCCCGGTATCCAAGTTATATTTTGGAACTTGTGATCCGGGTTCAAGGGAGGTGATCAGGTTTCTGACCTCTTCCGTTGTTCCACCTTCTCGTCGGGTTGATTCCCAACAAGAGGATGTTGTTACTGTGACTCTCGCCTTGGTGGTGAGTCCAGTAAAAGCACTGTCGGGGACGGTCGCAATGACCTCCTCAGCAGCAGCCCTCCACAACTGGCGTTTAAAACCAGGTGTGACGGGATCCTTCGAAATAGTTCTTAAGAACTTTACTTTCGATTGGAGCACGACAAGTGGCGGCGGTGTGCCGGAACCTCTTGTCTGTGACAGGACTCCAAAGAGGTAATTCCTCCTGTAGCCCTGTGCGCCAGCTGCACGTTTCCAAACGTTTGCAAACTGGCGACACCAGACATCAACCTCATCGAGTTTGGTGTCCAGTGCTTCAAGTAGCGTTCCCCTGTGGGAATGCATCTTGAACCACTTACGAGCCGCTTTTAGCTGGCTGTAAGCTGTCCGGAGAGATAGCGCCAATTCGGTTACCTCCCCGTCTAGAAACTCATCCCCCAATAGGTAGGATATGTTTCCTAGTGTGAACAGGTCGAATCTTTCCCATGTCCACACTTCTTCGGGATAGCACAGGTACCTTTGCACAAATATCCCGTCTACGGTCTTTAAGAGCTCTATGAGCCTTAAAGCCCGGGACTTACAGTCCCGAGGTTTCTCGGGATCTATAAGATACGACTCCCGCTGGTTCCTTGACCATCCGGGGTCGCTTTTCCCTTTTAGGAACCGATTTATTCGGGTCCGAAGGGTTCTGGCCCATGATGTCAATTCAGACTCAGGGTCATTGCACAACTCATGGAGGCGTTTGCCCCAATGAGTGTGACGGTAGATCACGTTGTGTTTCACTTCGTCATCTACGATCAAGTGGAACCTTACTCGGTTCTTACTTGAGCCCCACGTGGATCCTAGGATCCCCGTGGGTAATGGGTCTTGGAGGCGATAGCCATCCCCGCCCCATACGACGATCTCAGGGGTTTCTCCCTTGAGCTCGACGAGAACGCGGGCCGCATGGATTTTCCATGGGTCCTCGTATTTGATCCGATAACTCGCTTTCTTGCGAAATCGGATCCCACCAGTGGTGGCCTGTTCTAGGACCATCTCTGGGTCAGGGTGCTCGTCGCCACTTGTCGCGAGCACCTCATCAGGCTCTATTTCACCTTGGTTTAATAGATCCATAGAATCTGATGCTTCCACTAGGAAGTTCATCAGACTCCCGGAGGCGACTGATTGTGTACCAATCGTCCTCCGAACGGTAAGGTCACGCGATGCCGCGTGGCCTTCCCGATCGTCTTCCGTTAGGGTGAATCCCGAACGGAAGAGTTTATCCCGGTTCGATGTCACTGACATCGACCCGGCTTTTGACAAAATGGTTGCCGATGGCACCTGTTTTGTCGATAGGTAATGACGCCCGTACGTGTACGGGGCAAGACCTTCTGGAACAATAAGGGACGGATTGTCCCTATTGAACCACAGGGGGAATAAAGACATTTCTTTAGCCACCTCCTGATGCGAAGCTGATCCTGCTGGCAGTATGAGTTTTGCATTCCTAACGATGCTACACATTGTTG